AGGCATATATAAAGCGCACGATTTATTATCGACCTTTTGAACCACAGTTGCACCTTTTTTATATAAGGCTTTGTGTGCGGTGAATAATATAAAGGGAGTACCTTTATCAGCTATTTCAATAGGGTACCTTAACGGCCGCATGGCCAGTTGCTTATTGTTACGATTACGTGGCGGCATTATAAATAGCTCCATACAGTTTAGAAATACTACAGGACTATTTATATGCCCAGAATGACCTACAAAGGGAAATATCGCCCTAAAAACCGACAAAAATACAAGGGAGATCCTGATAAAGTTATTTATAGATCCTTATGGGAAAGAAATACGTTCAGATGGATCGATGCAAACCCTGATATTGTTGAATGGAACTCAGAAGAAGTAGTAATACCTTATAGATGCGATACAGATAAACGTATGCACAGATACTTTGTCGATGTATATTACAAGGATAAGAACGGTGCAACATATCTTGTAGAGATCAAACCTAGAAAAGAAACTATGCCTCCTAAAGTTACACGTAGATCGCGTAGAGCTATTACAGAAGCATTGACATATATTAAGAATCAATCTAAATGGAAGGCAGCAGAAGAATTTTGTGATAATCGTGGATGGCATTTTGTTATATGGCATGAAGATGTTCTTAAATCTATGGGCATAAAGATCCTGAAATAAGGTATAAATAGTAGTATGGAAAATTCATTGTTTCACAAATTAGAGATCGAAGCATACCGTAAAGGTCTGCGTGCTAGATCTGTCGAAGCTCGTCGCTGGTTCCGGGGTAAAACCAAGGAATTAGGTGGGACGAATCGACGGGCTCTATTAAGAGATCCCGCGCTCAAAAGTCAGAAGAGGCCTGAGCCTGGTGACATGTACATGTATTTTTACGATCCTAAACATCGTAAAACACTTCCATACTATGACGCTTTCCCTCTTACCCTTATGGTTGAGCCTACTAGAGATGGTTTCTATGGCTTAAATTTACATTATCTCTCACCAATGTTACGAGCAAAATTCCTTGACAAACTTATGGATACTGCAAATAATAAAAGGTTTGATGATAATACTAAACTTGGAATTAGCTATCAATTATTAAAATCAGTTGCTAAGTATCGTGAATTTCAACCATGTTTTAAACGTTACTTAACAAAAGGTATTGAAGGCAATGTTGTTAAAGTTGAACCGCCTGAGTGGGATATTGCTATATTCCTTCCAACCGAACAGTTCCGTGGCAAGAACAAGACCCATGTTTGGGGCGCATCGAAGAGGATGATATAAATGGCATTACCAGCAGGTATAGACACATTAAAGGCCACTATAGGCCGTAGAGGTGGATTGGCAAAAGGCAATAGATTTGCTTTGTACGTTACCCATCCAGGTAAGAAGCCATCACTACTTAATACAGACGTTGAAGGTATCCTTGGCAATGCAGCCCGCTCAGTAATTAGTGGTGGCAGTTTATCTCTAGGAAGCTTTATTGAAGATCCACGAGATATGTATTTGCTATGTGAATCAGTAACTATTCCAGGCAGACAGATTACAACTCAAGAACATTTTGTAGATATAAAAGCTGTAAAGAAACCGAATGGATACCTTAATGAAGATGTTAGTTTAGTTTTTCATCTTACAAATGATATGTACATTTGGAACTTTTTTAATACCTGGCAACAATTAATAATTAATCCATCTGGAAATAGAGCAGTATCGTTTTTAAATGATATAGGATCAGAAGTTCTTATTCAGGTTATGGGAAATACCGACTACATTCCAGTAAAAACAATTAAATTAAAAAATGCGTTTCCAACAACGCTATCTGCAATAGAACTTTCTAACACAGCAGAGAATCAAACACTTCGTTGCAGCATTCAGCTGTCTTATGAAGATTGGGAAGAAGTTGGAACACTAGACGGCTTTTCAAACCTGGCAGGCCGTGCAACAGATCTTATAAGTAACTCTGTTAATCTTGTAAGAAATATTGGCAAGAGTTTTTAAATTATTTTAGGAGTGATGTGAAATGGCTTTACCTAAGCTAAATACACCAAAATATAATCTCAATATCCCATCAACAGGTAAAGAGATTACTTATAGACCGTACTTAGTACGTGAAGAAAAAATTCTTATGATTGCGATGGAATCAGAAGATATAAAACAAATTGAAATTGCTTTACTTGATATTATTAGTGCATGCACTGACGAGTCTTGTAACACAGATAAAATGACACGATTTGATACCGAATATATCTTTTCGAAACTTAGATCTAAATCTGTAGGTGAAACTTCAGAAGTAGGTATTAAGTGTGAAAAATGTTCGCATGAAAATAAAGTTGTAGTAGAAATTGATGCAGTACAAGTTACAGAAAAACCAGATACGAAAATTGATTTAGCTGAAGGTACTGGAATTGTTATGAAATTTCCTTCTATGAAGGATTATAAAGAACTACAATCAATTGAAACAGATAGCGACGTTGATGCTATTTTTAATGTTATTATATCAAGCATTGAAAGCATATACCAAGGGGAAGATCTATTTCAAGCAAATGAACACACTAAGCAGGAACTTCACGATTTTGTTGATAGTTTAAATACTGTACAATTTAAGAAGATCCAACAGTTCATTAGTGATATGCCTCAAGCGTATATTAACGTGAAGTTTGATTGTGAGGAATGTAATCATTCGCATGATCATGATTTGAAAGGTATGGCAAATTTTTTCGGATAGCCCTTTCTCATAACAACCTGGTCAATTATTATAAGACAAATTTTAATATGATTCAACATCATAAGTATAGCTTAAACGAATTAGATATGATGTTACCTTGGGAAAGGGAGATTTACGTTGCCATGCTAGTTGATCATTTAAAAGAAGTAGAAGAACGAAGTAGAAAAAGGTAAACAAATGGCCGATATAACTTTAGCAGATGTGGTAAAAAGACTACGAGCAGAAGGAGACTTAAGTCGTAATTCTGGCACGCATTCTATTAAAAGCCTTAAGCAGATTCTGCTTGATGAACAAAAGGCAACTTTAGATGATAAAGAAGATCGGCGCGAAGATAGGCGCAATGCAGAAAAACAACTAGAAATATTAAGTGGCCTGAAGGGCGGAGGCGGATCAGGCGGCACAGATCCTGTGGTGAGCAAATCCAAAGGCGGCAAAGGCGGATTACTAGCTGGATTGGCTGGCGGAATGCTAGCAGGCATCGGTGTTGGCGGTGGAGCTCTTGCGGCTGGTATTGGTATTATGGCCGCCGGCGGTGGATACTTACTAAATGAAATAGGTGAGATGGATGCCGAAGCAATAAAGAAAAAAGTCGTAACATTAATATCGATCGGTGATAGTTTTAAAGACGAAGGCGATTGGGCTTTTGCGAAAAAAGGTGGAGCCTTTGCAATTGCAATGACTGGAATTGGTGCAGGTCTAATAGCATTCTCTTTAGGTGCTGGATTTGCTTCAGCAATTGAATATTTTACTGAAGGCTCAACATACGCACAATCTATTAAAGACAACGTTAAAATTCTAATGAGTATCAGTAAAGAAGTCGCTGGAGAAGGATCATTAGCTGATTTGGCCTTTATAGCCAAAGGTGGATCGTTCTTACTAGCAATGACCGGTATAGGATTAGGCCTCGGTGTATTTGGTGCAGGAACAGCCGCTGCAACTGCTGCAGATTTCATCTCAACTGAGGGATGGTCTCAACGGATTAAAGATTCTGTTGTAACTTTAATGTCTATTGAAGAAGAAGTTTCAGGTGAAAAGGGATCTAGTTTTATAGGGAAAAGCGCAAGGTTCTTATTAGCGATGACAGGCATAAGCGCTGGTTTAGTTGCATTTGGATTTGGTTCAGCAGTCGTCACAACATCAGAATCCCTTGCTAAGTTTACTGGACAAGAAGACTGGGCCCAAAAGGTTAAAGATAACATAACTACCCTTATGGGTATTGAAGATTCATTAGGAGGAAAAGCTGCAGCCTTTGGCGAGGCTGGAACATTCCTTGGTATAATGACTGGTATAGGTGCAGGACTTGCTGCATTTGGATTTGGCTCAACTGTAGTTGGAGTATCAGAGTCTCTTGCTAAGTTCACTGGCCAAGAAGATTGGGCCGGCACGGTAAAAAGTAATGTTAAGAAGCTTTTAAGTATTACCGACCTAGGCTTAGATGGCGATGGTGAAAACAGCAAAGCTGGGTTATTCGCAAAAGGCCTTGCCAAAATAGCCTTAGGTTTAACGGCCTTTGGTGTCGGTAGTTTTATTGGTACATTATCTAATGCAGCTTCATCAATTTTATCGCTATTTGGTGGTGTAGACAAACCATTTGACCAAATCATGCAAGTATCTAAAGAGGCCGATCAGCTAACAAAAGGCGCCAATGCATTAGTAAAAATATCTGAAGCTTTAGATACATTTGCAAATATTAGAATATCAAAGGTACAATTAGATTTTAAAGACTTAGCTCTAAATTTAGCAGAAGCTATACCATTTCTTACGGCATTAGCCACCGGAGGAGCGATAGACGTAAGCTGGTTACCAACAGGTAAAACAAGTTTTGGTCCTGAAGGTAAAGGTGGACTTCTTAACCCAGATCTAAGGTTAGACGAATTAACTACTGCAATATCAAAAATTAACTATGTTTTAAGTGGCGGCAAAGGTACTAATCCATTAACAGTCAAACAAATAAAAAAGCAAGCAGCAGCAACAAGCGTTGCGATAAGCGAGGCCCAAATAATGGCTGATAAAGCAATTGCCGACGGTTCAATTGGTAGTACTGTTATAACTGGTAATGGTTCTACAGACCAATCCACAACTGTTACTAATTCGAATACCTATATAAATCCAAAAGGTGGACGCTCAAAAATGTTTGAAAGATTCGGCCCACCAAATATTCAAAGATTAACTCCGGAAGCTTATTATGATTTAAATTAAAAAAAGGGGAGCAATTAAGCTCCCCTTTTTCGTTGGTGATGGTTAGTAATTTAACCAGCAGCAAGTTTGTTAAAGTATGATAATGAGTCATCATCATCTACTGCGTCTGCAACTTGTGGTGCAAAGCTAGGTTGTTGCGGAGCAGGCTCTGCAACTTCACGATGCATTGGAGCAGATACAGTTTCATCAAGAGATACAGACTCAGCTGTAGTCATGACGGCACCTTCTTCACCAAGTACACGATTCAATTTAGCTTTAAGTTCTTCATAGGTTTTGAAGTTCTTAGGATCAACGATCTCTGACAAGCTGTACAGAGTATTGTAGACAGACTCAAGTTTAGTATCATCTTCAGACAATGCTTTTTGAGCAGCAAACTCAGACTTATCATAGTTGCGATAACCAGCAACCTGTTGAATCTTAAGTTTGAAGTCAGCGCCTTCCCAGAAGTCATACGGATTAACCGGAGTTTCATCTTGGAATTGTGGCTGCATTACATCCATAATCTTATCAAAGATCTTCTTACCGAATGTGTACAAGAAAGTCTTGCCATCATTCGAAGGATTAGATGGATCAGATACGATCATGATATTAGACACGTAGTGCAAGCGACGCTTACGATTACGAGCAATCTCTTTATCTTCATCACGACCAGAGTTCCATAGAACGCTGTTCATTTCAGACACAGGATCATCTTTACCAATAGTAGTCAAAGAGTTTTCGATGTACCATTGACCAGTTGGTCCTTTAAAACCGTGATCCCAGTAACGAACCCATGGGAGTTCTTCACCTTCAGGAGCAGGTAGAAAACGAATAACAGCATAACCGTTACCAGCTTTATCTACTGTTGGTTTCCAGAAGCGATCATCAGCATATGAAGCTTTTTGACCACCGCCGACAGCTTCCGCTGCTTTGGTTAGAGACGCGATATCAGCACGATTTCGTTTTAGATTTGCAAAAGACATATTGTATTCCTTATATTACAGTGTATGTTTGTATGATTTGATATGTACTATTATAACACATATCGCCTAGGATGTAAACACTTTAAATACGATTTTTTTCATTTTTTCGACATTTACATTCATTAGCAAGCTATATTTCCGGATCTTGCGTGACACATCTGGCCACAGTATAGGATCCGAAACCTTCTTGTCCGCCCTACCCATAAAGTTAGTTAACTTATTTAGAATAACCACCGACTCTATATTTATATCGCCAGAAAGGTAGGATTCAACAACCTTTGGATATTGGTTGCCGATTTCAAACAGCTGATCAAAACTATCAACGTTCACTTTATCAAGATCTAGTTGAAAGTTATATCCCAGGGACTCTGTTCTTTTTTGCCAATCACGATATACTTGTTCATTGCCAAGCATATCGCCAACCCAATTATTGTCTGCAACAAAGTGTGCAGCATAATAATTGATCAGCTCGGGTGGTGTATCGAACATCCGTCCAATCTTTGCAAAGAAGTACTTATCTTTGCGTTTCCAAAAGGACTGTGGTTTAACAGATGTTTTATAATTATACTTTGGTGCATTATAAGACTCTTGCTCGAAATGCAGCTTCAAAGACTGGTAGTATCTAAACGCTTCAAAAGGTTCCATTATCATCGTACTTCTTCATCCTTATTGCATTATCTAAATAGAATATATGCCACTCTTTAGAGTTAATATCTAGAGCTGCGATAGCCGGTGATCCACCTCTAAAGTCAGCAGCTTCCATAATACTATAGAAACCTTCTGGCATTGCATCAAGCTTACCGATAATATCACGGTTAAGCGTAAGGCACCTTGATTGTCTTCTATTCTCATTGTCCATATAGGTTATACTATACACACCGATTTCTAGTAGTTCAATCAGTTCAAATTTGTCGTAATGCAAACTCATATTGGAAGTCGAGCTCCTCCGCCTTTAATAGCATTCACTTCAAGAGCTTCAGCTTCAATCTTATCTATAATGACAGGGCTCAACAAACGTTTGATGTCCTCAGGTGGAAGCTCTCGCTCTTCACATACAATCAAGACTGCTTCGATATATGCTACACGAAGATCTCTAACCTTTTCTTCAACCATAGTCGAAAAACGTTTCTTTGTAATAATAGGAGCGGCTTCAACCGGGTTGTCCCCATTTGTAGAAGTGGTGGTCGTCAATAGTTGTAATATACTCAATGGTTTTGCTCCAATATGGTTTAACGTTTTTTGAATGATAGTGCGTGCTTCCGTGTGAGATATCGAACCCTGTATCATATAGATGCAAGGCCGATAGAGTTCGATTTAATGCATCAAGCCATGCATGATTGTCGCGTGGCTTATCTGATAGGCCATCACAATACCAACTAAATTGGCATTTGTTTCTTCTAATTGCTCCACTACTTGTCAGTGATGCATCTTTAACAACATCACAAATAGTATTTGGATATCGCTTATCAGCTACTCTGTTTAAAACCACATGAGTCACTGCAATGCCACCATTCGGTGATTGATTACGTGATTCAAAATATGAATTCAACGCTAGGCAATGGATGTCTTCGGATGTAAAATCAGTTGAAGCATCTTCAACTGATTGTTGCGATTCAATATCAGTGGTTCCAACAGCATATGCAGTAGAACCTAGGAATAGTATTGCAGACGCTGCTGCCATATGTTTCATCATTTATCTGCTACTCTCATTAATACACAGTCTGCATTGATGCGACCGTTTGGTTTCGACTCTTTTGTAGTCAGTTTAGACCAAGCATTATCGATTTGCTTAATTGACTTGTTTTGTACTATGCTCAAGAAGTCAGCTGGTTTACGTAACCGAATCTTTCTAGAAACATCAAGGTCAACTCCCTGTAGAGTCGTACCCTTTACAGAGAACCCGCTCGTTGTTCCTGACACATATTCGGTGATTTCACGTGTCTTGGAATTAAAGACATAAAGTCTCATCATTCCAACTATTGAGATAGGATTGATAGAGACCAGTTTGTTCTCACTATCATCTTTCCTGTACTTCATTTTTGCGACTTGCTTATCTGCCGACTTCACACGAGGTTTACGAACCTTACGTGTGGCAGCACTTGCAGCTTTCAGTTTATCACAATCATCTAGCATCACTTCGACGTGTTTAATACGCCGTCTCATAACAGAACGCTTAATGTGTGAATAGCCTTCCACGGCCTGGTCACAGCGCTTGTGATAAGAGTCGCTAAAGTCAAGAAGCCATCCCTCAAGGATCTTACGAACGGGTCCTGCCGCTTTACCTGTAAGTCCATGGAAGCGAAACCTGTTGTATAAGTCAAACTCAGGTTCTTCGCCACCGATCCATAGATCTTCCAGATCGTCCAGGTCAGTTAAAATTGTGTCATTTAACTTTTCCTGGTATCGTTGAAGTGGAGTCAAGACAATCACATTAGACTTTGCACTGGTATCTTCTTTCTTAGCTTTAAGAATTTCTTTACCAGTCTTGGTCGCTTCTTCAATGAAACGACTGATAGCCTTATGCCCATCATAAAAGGACTCTACTTCAACAACCTTGGTGCTGCCGTCAACCAATAGCTGGTTGCGTTTAATGATTCGGCGTTCAAATTCTAATCCAAGATTTGACCACTCCATACATGCAGCAATATGTACCCGAACAGTAAATACATATTCGGGATTCGCTAATATAGCGGTAGCATCTGATTTTGAACAATGCTTTTTAACATATGTTTTCATCAGCTTGACAGCATCTTTACGATCAACGTCACCTTGAAAATAATTCCTGTAGTATTCAAAACCTTTGTCAACAGGTGCTGCTCCAATGCCAGTCCGTGGACGGCGTGGAATAACTACTTTCTTTTTAGTGACTTTTGCGATGCGTCGTGTTACCGCCATGTTACTCTCCTATGTTATTATGATACCATTCTATCACAGTTGATAGAGGATGTACACAGTTAATTTCACTTTATACGACTTTTTTTACTTTGTCGACTAAGAATGATCTCCACCCTTGAGCATTAACGTCATAACATTTGACTGCTGCAATAGTAGCATCAACACCTTCATTGTATGATATATTGCCATCAGTTTTAGGATGTGCATTAATAGGAATGATATCCATATTAAGAGTGCAATCCATCTCGCGCTCATCACCATTAAGTTTGGTAAAGGTGACAGTGATTACTCCTTCGCGAAGTTGTTTTAAGATTTCTTCTCTATTCATTTGATATATGTCCTTCTAAAATTAAACGGTGTTCACAATATTCTCCGTAACTTACAGAGAATTCTTCTTTTGATTCAGGCATACCAGCCAGCAGCCATTTATCACGCAGGAATACCTTAGCGTTGTATACCCGCTCTTTTAATCTTTCTCCTGCGTCAATCATTGATTGAGCAGTGTTCATAATCTCATCTACGCTTTCATCTGAAGATGAGATTACAGAAATCATTCTCATAGAATCATCAGGATCATATACTAAGTCACCAGATTGTAGACAATGCATAGTAAACACGTCATCTATAATTGTTTCCCAATCGGTGGTCTGTGTAGCAATATGATTATCGCTTTCGGCGATATAGAGATCAGATGTAACCCCTTCCATACCGACGTTAATATCTAGATCAACATCTAGGTTTACTTGTTGCATTAGTTTCTCCTCATATTAGCAATGTCTATTGCTTGGGTTGTTCCACGCATAATTGGTACTGCGTTAGATTTGTGCATTTGTCCGATTCCAACAATGAGATCTCCTGTATATGTTGGGTTTTCTTTTTTGGCACAGGCGCCTGGGATTGTATCCGACGTTTGGAGGCTTCTATACTCCTTTGTGTTGCTGACATACGGTTTGGTTGGCGCATATTCTACAAATTCCTTCTTAATCTTTGGCATGTTGCCTGTGATATAATCAACATAATTCTGCAATGTTTTGAATTGCAGGCTATGCATATTTTTACGGCGCATGTCTTTATTATGTGCACGCCATTGCATTTCGACAGCTTTCATATCAAGCTTCTTAGATTTCTTTTTAGTCTTGCCATGGACTTGAACGCCCTGGATCATATGCATACTCATAGAGTGTACTCCTTAAATGATATCATGATATTACTAATACCCCATTTAGGTTATTAAATGATACTATGATATCATTTATCTTCTAGTCTGTCCATTTGCTATCAACTGCAGACGCATCCCAAACATACTTGTTATACTTAGGATCACCTACAACAACAACATCGCTATCGCCAACTTCAGTCCAGACACGATCATCCATCCATTTGTGATAGTATGCTGGTCCACCAAAAACCCTACGAGCACGCTGGTAGGCATCTTGATCCATTCCAACATAGTGTACGGTTCGCATTTTGTTATCTTTTCATAGCAGCTATTACTACACCTTGTAACCAAAATGTGGCTAGCCATGTTGTAATGTTAAATTCAATAGTGGTTAAAAAAAGAGTATTGATTGCCCATAGTGTAATAAATGGTCCTACTACAATTCCTAAAGCAAACATTGCTGTAATATATGTTTTCATATTGTTCTCCAAAACTATTTAAAACTACTTAATACATACGCCCAAGCCAGTATCTCCAATCTCCCCGCACGGCCTTATTGACGTTGCCGCTCTGGTTTGACCGAAACTAACATCCCTTTCGAGATAGTGCTTTTAGGTGGCCTGCCCTCTACACAGACGCATGTATTAAATAGTTTTCGTGGGAGGGACTTTCTGCAGTGCCCCTCCCCTTATCTACTATCCCGCCAGTAGAAGGCGCCTGGGTTTCCGTCGGTACCAGATGGTCATACCTACCTAACAGACCTTGTACATTGGTTGTTAGGATTTTCGAAACAATTAAGATTAATCCCAATCGTTATCGAATCTTGTTGTTGCACGCATTGTATCACCATAGTACTGATCTGCATATTTAGATGCGTCAGTCCACTGATTGTGATTCTCATCCATCTTATCGATAGACTTGAAGAATGCTGCAGTTGCATCTTTAACTTCTGATTTACGAACTTTGTAATCAGAAGACGCTGACACAGTTTTAGACTTAGTAGTTAGCTTAGTCTTGAAAGCTGCGTTACTGCGTTTCTTAGCATTTTGCTTTTCAGCAATAGTTGCGATTAGTGCAAGACGATCTGCTTTTTGTAAAGGTGTCATCATAATATAATCTCTTTCATTTGTTATCATTAATAGTATTCTAACATAGTTAGATAGGTTTGTACACAACTAAATGCGGCTTATATCATTTTTATTTCTGCTTGTGACATATTTGTCACACTTTTCCAACCAGTATCAATCATCCATTCGGCAAGGATACCTGTAGAATTTTGACTCGTAACCCAAGTCATAGCAGCATTGTCAGACGAGAACTTTTCCGTTAGCCTAACGTCGTTCATCAGCTTGACAGTAGCTGTAATTTGATTTTTATTTTTCATAATATAGTTTCTCCTCAACTATTATGTAACCATTATACCACAGTTGATTGCATAAGTACACACTTATTTTGTAAGATTATGTAAATAATTATAATATGTGATATAAATGTCACACTATAATCCAGGCTTTCCTACCCAGATATTCACGTGTGCAATTGTGCCTTCAACCCGAGTAACCATGTAGTCTAGGCCATTCTCTGATAACACTTTACGGAGAAGTTCTAGTTGAGACTTATCAGTGCGATCATCAATTGGCATTTAAAATTCCTTGAGCTGCAGCGATATCAACAACATATGCATATGAATCACTAGGATAAATGTTACGAGAAATCAAACCAGCATCAACAAGCTGTTCCATCTTTTCACAATAGCGCTGATAGTTTTTAGAAAAATTATCTAAGCAACCAAAGCTATTTACATGAATAGGCTTTTTAGATCCGAATTTTTTTTCAGACCAAACCGCATTTGCAAGAATCTCGCGTTGTATTTTTACTAACTTCATATTGTTTCTCCTCAATTTGTGATACTATTATACCACATTAAAATTCATTTGTACACAGCTATTTTGTAAGATTATGTAAATAATTTACCAAGCCAATGAGTGCAATCATCACAAGGATCAGTACATTCCATTACGCAGCCTTCCAATCTTCTTTTAATTTCATTGAGAAAGGAACTTTAGTTTCCAACCAGCGAATAGCAAGGCTAGGAGTATCAAATTCCATTTCATCACAGATGCTTAGATCTTTAGGATCTTCATAAGAAGCAACCCAACCGATACAAGCTACTTGCTGTAAGTAACAAGGTATAGATGAGTTAGTAGCAACATAGAAGTTATCAAACTTAGTAGTTGTGAATTCCATCATTGAGTTAAATACGTTCTTTTTCATAATATGTCTCCTCAGACTTTGTTTATCTCTTGATACCTTTATACCACATTAGAATGGGTTTGTACACAGTTAATTTCACTTTTTTGCACTTTTTTTGATAATAAGCGCAAAGTGTATCATTTATATCACATTCCTATTATCTAACAACTTCTGTTGTTACGTCAGCTGTAACGAACCCATACTCGCCATCAGCTTCAACCCATGTGATATAGTCTGAAGTCGTATTGTCTATGATATATTTGTCAACACCTGATTGTAATATATACTCAATAGCTCGAGCCATAGCTTTTTTCTTAGAAGAGAAGATTCCTAATAGACCATCTTCTGAACCATTTACCATATATACGTTATACTGTCTTGACATTTTATATTCCTTATTTTTATTTGTTACATTCTTTATACCACATTTCTCAGCTAATGTACACAGTTAATTTCACTTTTTTTCATTTTTATTCAAATAATGCAATTATGTTACATATATGTTACACTGTATACTATATGGTAAACTCTACATTACATTATATGGTACCTCTACCCTCAGCAGCATACTCTCTTATTATACCACACTTGGGACAATTTGTACATCGTTAATTTAGGTATTGAGTAATTAATTTGTATAAATAAGAATGACTAGCTAAAGTATAGGAGAAATTATGGATATTTTGACACTAGTTGGTGAAGTTGGTTTTCCGATCGCAGGGGCGCTTGCGGCTGGAGTATTTGTTTTTATTACGTTGAAGTTTATTTTGGCAAGTGTTACCGATTCGGTTAAGACTTTACAGAATATTATTGGAGCGCTAGATAACCGAGTTCAGACAATGAACAACGATCTAGTTAAAATTGACGCACTTCTTAGTTATGCACTAAATGTCAAACCTAATATTGACCGTATTGCTGCTAATGAAGGCAAGGATGATGCAAGGCGAGACTAAAATGATTTATAAGAATTTGGTACTATCGAAGTTTGATAATGGATTTCGGATTCTCAATGAAAAGAACCTAGATGATAAGTTTTTCGTTATTGATGATGTGAATGTTGAAATTGGAGATGAGTTCAGGGTAGGTCCTAATGGATACTTTGAAAAGATCGGCAATATTAATAGACAAATGGCAGATGTTGATGACAGCTCATATGCCTCTATATTATACACTAGTAAGGATTCAGACTTTGCTGTGGGTTGATTATAATATACATCAGGCTGGTAAAAACTTTCGTATCGAAGGTAATTGGCCAGGAGAAGTAATGGGATTATCTAAAGACGGTAAGTCAAAAGATGGTAAAGAAAATCCTTTATACAAACCTGGTGATGTATTTCGAGTAGAGGATAGTGGTTGGCTAATAAAGATAGCAACTGCTAATGGTGCAGTTAAGGATTAAACATGGACATTGATATAGCCAAGGCAATAAGCGATTATGGTTTCCCAATCATAGCTGCAATGGGCATGGGCTATTTCATCTTCTTTGTCTGGAAATGGGTTACAGAAGAGATTGATCCTGTACTAGGTCAAACCATGGGCACGTTGATCAAACTGGTGGATCGTGTTCGAATGCTTGATAATGATATGATACGACTAAATAGTAAACTTAGTATAGTACTTGAGCACCGAGGTATGGATGATGAAGTTGCTAAATTTACAAGTCAAAGTTCTACATTTAATTCGACAGGTCAAACAGATGTTAAAAAAGAAATTACTGATACCGCTACTGATACTAGTACAAACTGAAAGTATTAGTGCCGAGCTTAGTTGGGGATTTAAAAGTCCTGCTTTTAATGGTAATGGCTATTCTAGTCATGTATTAAGCACTGAACAGCTGCTATTCAACAGACAATCAGAAATTAGAGATAAGGCTGAAGCAGAAGAACGGCGCTTAGAACGTGAACTAGAAAATTCAACATTAAATAAATTTGTAAAAAACCTGGAATCAAGAATATATGCCACTTTAAGTAAACAAATGGTGGACTCTATGTTTGCTGATTGTACTGATAATTGTTCAAATAGTGGTACAGCAGATATTGAAGGAAGTACAATTAGCTGGATAAAAGATCCTGTTACAGGAGAAATTACTCTAACAATTTCAAATGACGATGGAACTACTGAAATTACAATACCTGGCGCCGGAGACTTTACGTTTTGAAGAATTTTATATTGGCATTGCCACTAATCATTGCAGGATGTAGTACTATTCCACCTGAAATAGTACCGATTAATAATCCTCCAGTATTACAGGTATCACCTACTTCAATAGAAGATACTCCAGAATTAGATGGCAAAAAAATGACTATTGCTGTCTATAATTTCACTGATAAAACCGGCCAAAGAAAGCCAAGTGATGGAGCTTCTAATTTAAGTAGTGCTGTTACTCAAGGTGGTGAAGTATGGGTGATTAAAGCATTACAGGATGTAGGCAATGGAACATGGTTTGAAGTAGTTGAAAGAATCGGACTTGATAATCTTGTTAAAGAAAGGCAACTCGTTCGAAATACTCGTGAAGTATACGAGAAGCATTTAAAAGAGGGACCTACTCCTCTTAAGCCTATGGTTTTTGCTGGGCTTATATTAGAAGGTGGAATTGTTGGATATGATTCTAATACCGCTATGGGTGGTACAGGGGCCCGGTATTTAGGAGTTGGTATTCAAGAAGAATACAGAGTAGATACTGTGACTGTTGTTATGCGGATAGTAAGTGTCAGTACTGGTAAGGTGTTACTAAGTGTTGCCACAGAAAAAACCATTGCAAGTCATAGAAGTGGTGTGGATGTATTCAAGTTTTTTGATATGGGAACAAAATTAGTAGAAGCTGAAACTGGTTATAGTGTGAATGAGCCAGTAAATTATGCGGTAAGATCAGCAATTGAAGCTGGCGTAATCGAGTTGATTAATGAAGGAGAATTAAAAGAGTTCTGGAAAAAGGCCCAAAAATAATAACGGCTTCCAGCAGTAAAGGGTACTAAAGATGAAAAATCTTATAAAACATTTTGTTATGATAGGTATAGCAATAACTATACCAACAACGGTCTTGTCTAATGATATATACATTTCACAAGTCGGTGATACACTTGACTTAGATATTGTACAAGACGGACAAGATAACAAAATCGGTACAGGAACTCAGGATGTGGTTCTTGGCTCTTCGGGAAATGATGCTGATGATATGACATTTAACATCACGCAAACCGGTAACCTAAATACAATTACTGCTCAAATACTAGGTGCCACATATACGGGTACTTGGACATTTACTGGTAATAATAACGAAGTCGACTTACTGTGTTCTAGTTCGGCTGCAGGCAACTGTGATACTGTAACTTTAAACATTGCTGCTACAGGCGATGATCAAGACTACACGATCAATATTGGTGAAACTGCAGGTGCAGATAGTGCAACAATTAACTTTACTGTAACAGATGATGATAACATTATCACAACAGATGTAAATGGTACAAGTGCTGCTATCACAGTTGTAATTGATGGCAGTTCTAGTTTATCAGCTACAGATAGTACATTAGATATTGATGTAGCAGGTAATGGTGATGTAAATGGACATACAATTAATTTTAACGCCACAGGTAGAGGTCATATAGTTAAATTTGATCAAAGCGGTGTATATGATAATGTAATAGACCTAACTACAAGCGGTGATGGTCATAATATTAATATAACTCAGTCAGACTAGTGTATAGATTTTTATTATTCTTTATTGTTCTTAGCTCGCCGGTGCACGCAAACATTGGCGAGATTTCTACAATAAACGGTAGCGCTGCTATTGAGCGTGGCAATGATGCAATTGCTGCAACACAAGGCACTGGTATTGAAATGGATGATACCGCTGTAACTGCTAATGCAAATATGAGAATCGATTTTATTGATGATACTCGTGTTGATATTACAGCACACTCAAGATTGATTATTGACGATTTTGTTTATGATCCAAATACTGGTAAAGGCTCTTTAGGATTAAAAGCAAGCCTAGGAACCATTCGTTATGCAAGTGGGCAGATAGCAAAGAATAGCAGACAGAGAGTAAGAATTAGAACTCCATCTGCAACTATATCTGTACGCGGAACTGATTTTGCAATGGTAATTGATGAGATAGGTGGTAGTATGATTACACTATTACCAAGTTGTGATACAGATGGTATGTGTTTTGTTGGGGAGATATCAGTTGAGACTGATGCAGGAATGGTTATACTAAACCAAGCATTTCAGGCGACAATAACTTCTAATAGTATGTCTCCTCCAACAAAGCCTTTACTTCTTGATATAGACGAAGCTATGATTAATCAATTATTGATTCTACGAAAAAAGAATCCATATTATGAAGAGGCAATAAAGATTGCTGACGAAAAACGTAAAAGAGCCGACTTTCTTGGTTTAGATTTTTTACAATATGATAATTTGTCTGGCGACTTATTAGTAGATTCTATTGAAAGTATATGGGTAACAGCATTGGATCAAACAGGTCAGCTATTACAAAACTTATTATATGATATGCTTGACCAATTAAATGAAGCATTAATGAGATTATTTCAAGATGAACTTGCAATGCAAAATAGTATACTTTTAAGGCAAGAAGGAAATAT